CTGTTACTTGTAGGCGAATTGCTTGCAAAATTTTTTGATTGGAAATAATATGTGCGAACAACAATTTCAAGCAGAAGTAATGGATCAGCTTAAAGAGCTTGACTACGATGTAATGTATGACAAGTATGAAGATCGTTTTGTTGAGTACATATATGATCACTATCCAATTGGCAATGGAACGATGCTGATTAACAAGATGGAAGATCCAGACAACTTTGAAGATTTTGTGGATTGTAGATTGACAGAGCAAGAATTAATTTATATAGGAGAAGAGTAAATGAGTAACTTTAAAGAACTAAGCAAGATAAATGTTAATGCTCACACAGAAAAGAAAAACAATTTAACGTATCTATCGTGGGCATGGGCAGTAGACCAACTCTTGCAGAATGATCCAGCAGCAACGTGGCATTATAATGAGCCAGCTAAGTTTGGCGATACGCTAATGGTGTTCTGCACAGTAACAGCGTTTGGAAAGTCTATGACAGCACAGTTGCCAGTCCTTGACTTCCGTAACAAGGCAATCTCTAACCCAGATGCAATGGCAGTCAACACAGCAATGCAACGCTGCCTAGCTAAAGCAATTGCACTACACGGCATTGGCCTGTACATCTATGCTGGTGAAGATATTCCACAAGAAGATAAGGTTAAAGAAGAAAAAGTTAAAGCTCCCAAAGGAATAACTCCTACTGCTGGGGCTGGTAATAATATAGATGCAGAAATTACACAGTATATAAATGATCAAGCAATGGAAATTATTGCAGATATTGATATGGGAAATGTTGAAGCTGCTAACGATAGATTGCAGGAAGTGTCAAAAGACGATACTGGTGAAATAAATAATGATTACAAAGTTTATGCTTGGTCATTATTACCATCTTATGTTCGCACAGCTATTACAAAACACATTAACTCATTGAAAGGATAATCATGTTTGAACGATTAATTGATTTTAGAAATATACCTCCGCCACCAGTTGAGGCGGTTGCAAAACGCAACCAGATTATTGAAGAGTTAAAGAAGCAATTGGGGCATAAATACCTTTTGTCAAAGCCTGTACCTCGTGTACAATAATGTTTCAATATGGAGAACTAAATGAACAACTTATCAGCAACAGGTAATATCGGAAGTGATGCAGAAGTACGTCACACGGCAAGCGGTGCAGTAATTACATCATGGTCATTCGCATTGTCATCAGGATATGGTGATAAACGTAAGACTACATGGCTACGCTGCAACCTATTTGGAGATCGTGGTGAGAAGTTAGCGCCAATGCTTTTAAAAGGCACACAAGTGGCAGTAAACGGTGAGATTTCTTTAAATGAATATGTCGCTAAGGATGGGACAAATAAATCGTCTATCGAGCTTAATGTGAGCAACGTAACATTGCTTGGTAAAAAAGATGCAGCGCTTACTACAAAAGTAGCACAAATTGCAGAAGAAATTGAAAGTGATATTCCATTTTAGATTAAATTTTCTAGCCTCTTAACTGCTAATTTAGAGGAAAGCTAGAAAGCCGAAAGCGGATGCGGTCTGGTCAAATTCCAGTTCCTGAATATAAATTGGTAGCATTTTCCGTGCAGCGAGTAGTCCACCATTTATGGGGGAAAGCAGTTATTTGTCTGGTGGCCCAGGCCTCAATGTCTTGTGATTATTTCATTGAACCCGTGAGTACCCCACCATTATTAGGAGATTATTATGTTAAACAATCGCGGCTTGCGTACAGTAGAAGCTATTAGAAGAAGAATGAAGATACTAGACTTGTTGGTAGAGAAGCCAATGTCAACTAAAGAGCTTCATCTAAATATCAATGAGAACTTTGGCAAAGTAACAGAAGATATAATCCGTTTGAAAACGATGGGCTACATAGAAACGTTACCAAAGAAAATCTTTTGCAAACTAGGTAAGCGTACCTCATACTTCTACACAAGAACCAATAAAGCATACGATGGCTACGAATACTTTGAAAAAATTTCTAAGGAAATTGATGTAGAGAAAGCCTTGAACGAGCATAAAGCTAGAGCAAGGATTCAAAAGGAAGATATTAGAGAAGGCAAGGAAGTTTACATCAAGGTTCCAGGCAATCCTCATGCAACCATTGTGATGAATAGCAATAGGCCAGCAGGATTCTACTCGTACCAAAAGAGAAGGCCGTCAGTTAATCGTGGCATTGGCAGTTCGTTCTCTATGTTTGATACAGCGATGGGAGAGTTATGATTGATTGTTTAATACTAGGGGATAGCATAGCAGTAGGCACAGCTATGTATAAGAAAGAGTGTGTCTCCATATCTAAAGGTGGCATTAACTCACAGCAATACAATAAAAAGGTTGCAGGTATGGAGTTGTATAGCGGCTCTGTATTGATTAGCCTAGGTAGCAATGACCACAAGTGGGTAAAGACCAAACAAGAATTGCAAAAGTTGCGAAAAAATATTAAGGCAACGAATGTGTATTGGGTTCTGCCAGAAGGCAATCTGCCAGCAGGCGGTGTCAACATCGAGGACATACGCAGGATAGTATTGGAAGTATCAGAGGAGCATGGCGATATTGTGTTGCCTATCATGTCGCTATCTAAAGATGGCATACATCCTACTGGTGTAGGATATAAAGACTTGGCAGCGCAAATCAAATGATAGAGACTGTGTACTGGTACGTTACATGTTACAAAGAAGCCTTCATAATTGGGTTATTTATTGGATTAACTATAGGAGTAAGATATGCAAGTCGATAACACATTACAAGAACGTGGTAGCAGATACGGTTCGTTTGTTACTCATGCTAAAATCACATACGAGTTAAAAGAAGTAGTAGCAACGGCATTAGTAACGCAAGGTAAAGAATTAGATTATGACCAACGTGAAGCATTGGATATGATATTCCATAAGATTGGCAGGATTATTAATGGCGACCCTAACTATGCAGATAGTTGGCATGACATTGCTGGGTATGCAACTCTTGTTGAGAAAAGATTAAATGGTGAGGTAATGTAATGGCAACGACTAATGAACATACTGGCGATGCGTTAGTATCAAGACTAAACAGCGAGGAGTTTGAAAAAAACTTCGATAAAATTTTCGGAGAGAAACCTAAGAAGCCACGCTGGGTACCGCCACCACTGCCTCTCAATGAATATCCTAGCCATGATTGGCCAGAGGAAAGGGTAGATGTGATAGGGACTAATGGCAATGATGGACTACACTATTAGGAGATTATTATGTTTGTATTACAAGTATTAGGTGGAGTATTTGTTGCGCTTATTTTATCTGGAATCATTTCGTGGATTATTTGTATGGCTGTTGATATTGGTCGTAGCAAATCTGAGATAGAAATTTTAGAAACTAGAGTTACTCGCTTAGAATCTGTATTAATTAATCAATTGAAATGTAATAAAGATAAATTAGAAGAAGAAAAAAAGATAGCAATTTGCAAGCTAAAGAAAAAGTAAAATATACTTTACATAAAAAACCCCTATGCTTGTCTCAGTGTTAGCAGTCCAGAGGCATAGGGGCGGTAACTTATATGTTACTTATTCATAATGTACATTGTTACCTCAAAGCCGTAACGCATTTCAGTAGCTGATGGTTTTGTCCACATGATGTAGTCCTTAATATATGATAAGCAAGATTGCTTGTATGTAATAATCTTCCCAATGTTAAAGACAAGCAATAGAGAAAATCATTAATTAACTATCAAGCATATCTGTTTCAGCATACATGCTCAAGTCATAACCTTCAATGCGTATCATGCCATTGCTAGTTTGGATGTAGATAACTTCATCCTCTGCATCTACTTCTATCTCCTCAATCTCTGAGCCAAGAAGCAAACTGCATACATCGTATAGGTCTCTCTCAGCCATTAGTAGTTGTACCTTTCCTTGAGGAACTTGATGCTATTTATATATTTCATTTTGCGGCCTTGACTTTCTGTTGTGTTCAGCCTTGTGCCTTATGCGATGACAATTAGCACAAAGTAATACGCAGTTTTTTATTTCTTCCAATACTTTTTCAAGAGAGCAATTCAACAATCTATTTAAATTTGCAGATTTTAAATCTTGTTTTATGTGATGAAAATCATATACATAATGTGGAAATACATTACCACAATCATTACACTTGCCACCAAGATAATCAATAGCAGTCTGTTTATTTCTATTGCGGATTACAGACCTATATTTGTTACGTTCTTTTTTAAACTCCACAGATTGCTTTGCATACCACTCCCTAGATTTAATTGCATGGTATTCTTTAGTGCCAGATTTTAATTTCGTGTTATCATTTGTATCAGTCATGTCAACTCCTTATTAGTTGGTTTGATTAGGATTATTGGGTAGCTCTAACTGCCCTTTAATCCGTTAGTAATTATATCTGCTTTTTAAGAAGCGAAGGGAAACCGCCATTTCGTCGTAAGCGCCATCATTAACTTCGTGAAGCACATAAAATCCTCTAAAGTGTTGGTTGCCTTGTGGGCCAAGGTAGTCCTCGTCGTGTTCATAGCATGAGCCACAGATAATAGCTGTCATCTCTTTGCCATCCGCCCTCTTACCATACGCAATCTGGCGACCTTGCTGATGCCCAGCGAAGCAAGACATGTGCTTCTTTGTGAGAATAGCATTGGCAGTTGTGATAGGACGACCCATAGGGCCAGAGGTAAAGTAATGACTATAAGCAACACCATCAATAACAACAACGTCAAGGAATGGATATACTTCCCAGTCTTGGTACGGTAAATCGTCAATTGACATCAGCCCTTC